TACAATAACAGGTGCAAAATATCTTGATTTAGGAGATAACTTTCCAGATAATGACCAGTTGTCTTTATCAGAAGTCTTTCTTAATTCTTTTACAAATTCTTCGATTGGATCTTGTTTGCCGTAATTCGACAATGACATCATAGGGAACTTCCCGATGTTGTAGTGCAGTTTCAATTCTGTGAAAGGATCTGCAGCATTAAAAGCTGAAGGTACAATTCTAATTGTTGATTTTCCGTTTGCAGGTCTCCAATAGATCTTATCGAAGTCTACTTTCTCACGGTCTTGATTTCCGGTGCTGTTTAGAGCGGCCAGTTTTGCTTTAATAGCATTAATGTCCATAATGTAACTGATTTTAATTAAAACTTTTATTTATATAATATATGAAAAAAGTTGCAATAATACAACTATAATTCTATAATTCTGAATAATTTTGTGTTGACTCTTTTTAGTTCTGCACCTTTTGTAAGTAGTATACAGTTTTGGTAGTCATTCCAATTCACTTTGTAGTTTGTATCTAAAATTCCTCCATTTAAGGACTCGATTAGACGGTTCAGTGAATTAATTGTGTATAGTGTATTTGATTCCTTCTTTCTATGTACTAGTATAGTATTTTCTAAGAAATTAGAAACGTTTCCAAATTCTACGTTATATGTACAGATATATTCATCTTGGCTCTTTGAATAAAGAACGAAAATTTTGTTATAAATGATCTTATACTTGTTCTGTATTGTACTTAAAATCTCCTCTAACTGCTGTTCTGAAGAAAAAGTACAAAATAACTTGTTGCTCATGTCGGCTGCATTAAAATTGTATTCGATATCGTAATCGAACATTACTGGCGTTACATTATTCTGTATCATTTATAAATATGTTTTTATTTTATAAAACTAAATTGTTACTGTATTTAAACTTTACAGGGTACTTACCTCCCTGATTCATTATTTTCTCTAAAGATTCCAGTGTTTCCTTGCCGTCTGATTTATCGAAATCAAATACAAAAGCATCATAAGTATAGAGGGCTAATTTACTTTCCTTATCTTGAAGAAACATAAGCACATCTTTTAATATAAGAATATTTCTTGAGGTTTCCAAGCTCTGCATCATATAGTTCATAAGCTTTTGAGGATGCATATCTGGGAGGTTTTGTGTAAATCTTTTTCCTGATATTGGATCTTCTACATATCCTTGTTCTTTAAATTGCTTCCAGAGGCCGTTTATATAATTCTGAATCTTATCAAAGATTTCTAAAAAAGCATACTCAGGTGGAATCTTTCCATAAATGGCGTGAAAGTTAATCTGTTTTGCTTTTGTATACTCATCTTCAGCTATTTCATCTTTTCCGAAATAAAGTCTAGCTAATTGTATATGTGCCGACTCATCTGTTAATTCATACCCGATCTGTTCACATAATAACCTTAAATGGTATCCGTCAAAGTCCATTTCTACAAATACATCGTTTTGAGGAATGATTGCTTTTCTAAATTCAGGTGCTTTTGGTATTGCTGCAAAATTTACCGAATTAAAAGCATTTGTTGGACGAGAGGTTGTATTGTAGAGGTTATATGAAGTATAAATTATATTATTGTCAATACTGTAGACAGGATTGTTTGGTTTAAACAGTTCTAGGAAAGATTGATATGTTATTCTCAATCCAGCTCTCTCAATCATAAAGAAAACAGACGTTGCAGTTTTATTGTAAAAATCAAAGCCATTTGGTATTGTAATATGCAATATCTTTTCTAAATACTTATAATTCTCCTCACATTTTTCAAATAGTTTTGATATTGGAATTATAGCATTTATTTCTTTAAAATCATGAAAACGGTTGTAGTACCAGTTGCAAGTTGAATTAGATCTTGGAAGTTCAAGCCTATTGAAGGAAGTCATTGAATAAAGTAGGGAAAGATCTATGACATCCTTTGTTATAAAGTGGTACATTAATTCTTTCTTATCAAATGTATAAAGTGTTATGTACTCCTCTAATATATCAGAGACACGTTCTTTTGTTAGATTTAATCCTTCGTCATGACTTACCGGTATTATGTATCCTTCGTGATGATCTAAAGGCCTTAAGTAAACTGCTACAGTGGTTGTAAGAAGTGGGTGGTAGTTATCATTTGAAGATATAACTTCTACATAACCTCCTTTCTTTCCTAATTTTTTTAGAAGCTCTATTTGCTCCTCTGACTCTACTATATAAAACATTTTCTATAACCTTTTATATAATATAAGAAAAAAAGCCTGCATAAGCAAGCCTTCTTTTATTTCTTTGTATCAAAATTTGCCTTTCGGGAATTTTCTAGTTCTAGTCCTGGGTCTTGTATTATAATTGTGTTTGAGGACAGTTCGTTTAGTGTTACAGGTATAGGCTCTTCGACAAGTAGCGAATAGTCTGTTATAAATATCGAGATTCCTGGCATGTTCTTTTCTAGTGCTGTAATAGCTTTTCTATTTTTAGATGCTGCTCCTTCGTACGGATACCCACTTAGGAATGTGTCTTGTGCCGGTCCTTTGATTATCCAGTCTGTTTGCACAAACCTCTTGTTAGGTAGTTCTCTCTGTGCTTGTAAATAGAGTTCTCTATCTGTCTCTATAATTTTGTTATCATTTTTATCTTGAATAAAGTACCTTGTAGTAAAACCGTTTTCCTTGTCTATTGAGGATGTTTTTGGTTTGAAGAATCCTTTGGCTAAAGCTGCTAATAGCGCAAATATACTTGCTTTTGCTCCTTTGTTTACGATACCTTCCGTTTGTACTTTTAAAATTTCTGCTCCTCCTTGTTGTGGAGATTTTCCTGAATAAAATTTTCCCCTAGAAGCTTCTATATAAAATCCAATGTAGTCTTCCCCGGTATCTCTTGTCTTATACTCCCCTCCTGAGGTGTATTTAGGTTCCGTGTAGCTGGTTTTTGGTATGTATCTTTTAAACTTTGACATTATGATAAATAATCTTTTGGTTTTGTAAGTTTGGTTACTTTAGGGTAATTTTTCTGCAGGCTTGCCACTACACTTCCTATATACCCATTTGTATCATTTTCGTTAGGCGGTGCATAGGTATACATAAATTGTGCTATCGTAGGAGGAGTTCCTGCTTTCCATTTTTGACTTTTTTCTATTAAGTTCTGATTACCAGATGTAACTGGCATTTTTCCCGTGCTCCACTTCTTGATTTTTTTTTTCAACCAATGCTTGTGCACCCTTTTCTGCAGTAGAAAATCTTGCAAATCTACCTCCTGGCTCTATGATTACTTTTGGATCTATTGCTTTTAGGGATTCACTGTAATCTAAGTTACCTGGGTTGTTATTTCTATATGATCTTGATCCTTTACCTCCGTTCACATTCGGCAACCACCCTTCTTTAGTTCCTATAACAAGTGCAAATTCGTATTCGAAAGTACCTGCTGTATATCCTGCATTCTTTAATACTGTTCTCAGTAATGCACTCCCCTTAACCGGTGCAGAGGTAAGGCCTTGTCTCTCTGTTGTTGAAACACCTGTAGCTGACTGGTTGTCGTTAAAATCTCCTGCTGTCTGGATCTTATCTCCTGGTTTAAGTACAATTGTCTGTGCTTTTAACTGGGTTGTCCATTTATTACTTCCTATTGTATGGTCTACTCCTGTTACAATAAATCCTAATACTTGATCGTACTTATCTGGCATTATACCTTTATTTATTTTGAAGGCTTGTCCAATTTTAATGCCCGATATTCCTTCCATGTCGATATTAACCTCAAATGGAACAATTCCTGCCGGTCCTGCTGTTGTTCCTGATGCTGCTGACTCCTCTGTATATGTCTGAATATATGTTTTGGTGAAATCCGCGTAATCAACCCTTGCAGCAGTAAACTTTTCTGGGTCGTATTTTCCTGAATAAAATTCTTTCAGTGTTGCAAATGTTTTATTGTACCTTTCCGCTTGTTGCTTCTTTCTCTGTTCCTCAACACTTTCCTTTGAAGAAGCATCTGCAGTTGTGTTTATAAACTTACTGCCTAAGATTCTATCAGTCAATCCTTCGTTCCATCTAAATAAAGCTTCAGCTTCTATACCTACATCTGAGCCGTTGTTTTGAGCAGAAACTGCTACCATTGTACTCAGTGCTGGCGATAATTTAGTTGTAAAGTCAAAATTTGTTAGAGTTGATTTTAGTCCTGTTACATTTAGGGTAGGAGTCTCTTCTTCTGAGTCTGAAGTTCTAACTTTTCTGTCTACTATATAGTATGTAAATTCATCTTCTTCGTAATGTAATGCTAACTCGTTATAGTCTCCCCCTAGTGCATCGGTGATTTTTGGTAATATCCCATCAAATAACTTTATCAATGTTCTACTTCCTTTTTCCGGAGTATTTACGAGTGTTGTAATTGCTTCTCCAAGTATATTTACATTAACCCATATATTTAAAATCTCATCAGAAGACGTTCCGTTTAATGTCCCCCTTAGTGCTTCTATAATACTCGGGTATAGTTGCCCAGAAGCCCATTTCTTTGTAGAAGGGGATAGTATTAAACAAGTACCTGGATCACTTGATACGTGGTAGTCGTATGTTCTATACCTACATAACTGTATGTCCGACTCTTCTCCTATTTTAGCAATTTTTGTATTTAGTTTTATTACAGACTTCTTATCTTTGTCACAAGGTAGTATAGCGTTAACCAATGCACAGAAACTACCAAGTTGCATATACACAAATTTATTTGGCGATTTTGTAGCTGACTTTGCATCCACCGGGGTAAGGGTTTCTACAGCCTGTTGTGCTATATTTATACCTGTTATTCCGTTTACTTTTTCATAATTTTCAATGAAATTTTTATGCTTAGTCTTTAAAGTTTCGTACACATTTCCTACTCCATCGGTAGTAGCTTTTTCTATAAGAGTCTTAAAAGCTGCTTCTAACATGGTAGCACTTACAGTCTTCCCTTCCTCTTCTTGGTTACCTGGAAATGTTCCTGTTCCGACATCTATAGTTAAAGATTCTATAATCTCTCCGATTGATATTAATGTTGTTGTACAATCATACCCTCCATCCTGTCTATACTTCCAAGAAAAGTTTTTTATGAATCCAAATATACCGTCGTAGTTATATCCTGAATCTTGCTTTAATTTATTAATTTCTTTGTAGATATCTTCCTTTGTTGTACCTTCTGTAAACATTGAAGATACTGTACTCGGTGTTGTCACAAAATTGTCTACTCCCTTATAGTATACACTATGTCCCCATTCCAGTAAGGCTGAGAATCCCGGTCTCATGTACAGTAATTCTAATTCCTGTAGTTGTGAAACATCCCAACAGTTAAATGTAATTGTAGCTTCTTTTAAAACTCCAAACCTGTTAATGGCACGAATCTGTACTCCTGTAATACCTGGCATAGGTCTAAACCCTAATCCAGCTGAGAAGTTACTATATGTCTTATCCCCAAATCTTCCTTTAGTTCCTCCTATAAATACGTACTTGTTTGCTAGTTCACTAGATCCTCCGGCATTCACCGAGGATGTTAGTTTTACCCATCCGGTTTTGCTGTTTAGGTATTGTATGTTTTGATCTGTTCTACCTTCTTTTTTAGAAAAGACATCACTTCTCAAATTTAACTGATTCAATACTTCCTTGTCAAAAGGACCTCCTATAACTTTACTGCTTGGCATTTTTTCTATCTATTAAGGTTTATATAGTTACTCACTGCTAAGTCTTTATCGGCAGGTATTCTAATCTGAACTCCTGGCTGTACTATTAATGATGCTTTTTCAGAAGTATTTGCAGCTGCGATTATCCACCACAAAGTGCTGTCTCCGTAGAACTGCTGTGCTAACCTATCATACCTATCTCCTGCTGTTGTTATTATATAAAAGTCTTCAGAGGTTGGAGGTATTTCTGGATATAGTGTTGTTCTCCTATAAGGCTTTCCTGTAGGTGATTTTGTTAAAGGTACTGTGTCGTATCGTTTCATTCTATAAAGCTATTATTTCCATTTGTACCAGCTGTAAAGTATTTCTTAAGTCCTGTTTCTGGTGTGAATGTATGTATTGGCGTAAAGTCTATGCTACAGTCCATTACCATTGGCAGTTCCTGCATTGTAGTATCTACTTCTCCTTCTGGTTCTAGCATTGCTATTTCCCAAGGATATTCTACATTCCAAGAATAGTTTACACTATTCATTACTCCTGGTAGTTCATATATATAATCTCCTACTGTCATCTTTACTATAGTTCCTCTCATAAATTGACCATTGTCGGCATATGTAGGTGCTGTTGAAGATGCTAAGTATATCATTTTTTGATATAATGGCTTCATCTCAGATCTTGTTGCAGCTGCTATTTTAAAAGATAAGCTAATTTTTCTCTGAAAGCCACCGTATACTTGAAAATCTTCTCCTCTACCTAAGTACTTTGTTGGATTCCACTGCCCTGTATAGTTGTCTGAGAAGTTATCGAGGAATGCTCTGAAGTATAGTACTTTTGTCTCTGTAGGAGTTATTACGTGGAATCTAAATTTTACAATATCTCTTCCTTCCTCTTCCCCATTTACTTTTGCTGTAACAGGTGCTTGTGCATTTAGTTTATCTATTTCTGCTTTTGTTGCAGAAGTCGTCCAGTATATGTTATTACTTTTATTTTCATCTTTTCTAGCTCCTTGATCTCCCAGCAGAATTCTGTTTTCCTTTAGTACATTTCCGTTCTTAGTATCTCTTTTAGACTGTTTATCGATATAACTTCCTGAAACAGTTCCGATAGGCCCTTTGTAACTTCCTGTTACGTTTTGATTGGATATACCTAAAGATCCTGGGGAAGCTGTTGTATCTTTTTGTAACGGGGCATTAAGTGTTACTGTAGCTCCTGCAATGTTTACATCTACCGGTGTTGTCGGTCCTGCATATATTGGCTTACCTGCTTGTGCATATATTTGAGCTCCTCTATTTTGTTGAGGTGTATTTAAGTACGTGTCGTAGTCTAATTTGCTTTCGGCTGTAACTTCAAATTTTCCGTCTTCGTTTTCTTTTCCAAAATTAGACTGTACCTTTCCTGAGATTTCCTCACCTCGTAAAGCAAGTGGTGCTCCTTCTACACCTCCTGCTCCAAAAAATTGGGCAAAAGCACTTGTAGTATTTCTTCCTGAAGGCTGTAAGTATGTATCTGTTCTAAAGGCGTACACAAAGTGTGTGCCTGTTCCATTTACAGGAACTTGTGCAAGAGTCGATCCTACAATTTTGGCTGTTTGTTTAACTGTCTCTAGTCCCTGCTTTACAATAGCACCTGCTAAGCTTTTCCCCTTATCCCTATTCTTCTGTAACTTATCTTGAATATTTACTTGCTGAAGTAGTGCTTGATTACCTAAAAACTTCAATCCAGGACGGTCAATAAGCATTTTTCCGATTCTAGTTAAATCGTCTACACGCTTTGTTATTTGCATATCGACTTGGTTACTAGAAGGAGGGTTATTTATGTCCTTAGTAACGTAGGGCGTATCGCTTCCATAACGAAGACTTTTAAGGTCTGTTTGGAGATTTATTAATCCTGGTGATGCCATATAGTTTATCTATTATCCTGGTGGATTATCTAGGTATTTTGAAGGTGTTGCTCCGTCTAAATCCAATGCAGAAGGAGCTGGTACCGGTACTGTTTGTGTCGGTGTTCCGTTGATTGAATATTTAAAGTGTAAACTTGAGTTAGGATTTGCACTCGGTATTTGCGAAGGTGTTGCTCCGTCCAATCCTAAATTACTTGTTGGTAATAAGTCTAATAGTCCCATATTGTTTATTTTTATTATAAATAGCTTACCCTACTGAATGTAGGTTTAAGCCGATTGATTCGTTTAATTTGTTTGGTCCAATGTAAATATTTTGACCTTGTTTAACTGCTTGTATTAATTCATCTATTTTAGCATAGAACTCTCTTAATGGTACAACTGCTTCCGGCCCTGCTTCTCCTACTATTGCTCTGGTAGCTCCTGATACAATTCCACCTGTTGCAAATTTTCTCGGTTCCTCTCCCTTTTCCGGGGAAGATTCGAAGATAGGTCTAACTGCTCCTCCTAATGCTCCAGCTGCATCTGGGAATGTTCCTGCAATCCATTTGAAAAGTGCATCTCCTCCTATACTTCCTATAATAGTTCCTATTGGTCCTCCTAATGCTGTACCTACTGCACCTCCCAGTATTCCCCCTAATCCTCCCATAACAATTTTACCAATCTGCTGGTTTATTGCGTCTTTTCCTAGTGGGTTACCTTTATCATCTATAGGATTTTCAAGTAGTGACTTAATATCTTGGTATGCAAAAAATCCTGTCAGTATTGTATTTAGTCCTGGTATTTTTTTCAATGCTGTTTTTAGGAATCCCCCTACTCCGCCCATTCCTTTTATAGAAGATTTTAGTGCTGTGAAAGGGTTAAGTTTAGATACCATGTTTTTTGCTCCAGAAAATAGGTTTTTAAAAAAACCACCTCCTCCTCCTGCAGCTGCACCTCCTGCACTCGCTGTCCCGGCACCTGCTCCGCCTGCAGTTCCCGCTCCAGCGCTACTTGCTGCGGCAGCAACTCCTCCGCCTCCGCCTCCGGCTGCTGTTGTTGCTGATGTAACTTTACCTGACATACCTTTAAACATGTTGCCTAGGTTCTTTACCATTCCTCCTAGTTTGGCAGGTCCCATTAGTGCAGTCATCAATAGTAGTCCTTTTGTAATGATGTCTACATGTTTTCCAATAAATTCAAAAGCTGCTGCAATTGGTTTAAGTATTATATTAAGCTTATCCATAGCTTCACCCATTTTTAACATGGCTTCAGCTTGTTTATCTGCTACTGTCTGGTTCTCTCTCTGCTCTATTAACGCCTTACTTCCTAGATCTTTCTGCAATTTTTGCATAGCTTCCTTAGCCTTATCTAGCTTTCCTTGTTGTTCAAGAAGTTTAATTCTTTCAAGTTCTTTATCTACTGCTTCATCTAGGGAAGCTTTATCTTTAACTTTGAAAGATGCCATAGCTTTAGCTTCTGCAGACATATTTGCCATCTGGTCTAACTGCAATCCATAGGCTTTAGCAATTGCTTCCTGTTCTAATACTGTTTTAGCAGCATCAAATTTCTGTAATGCTTGATCTTCTTGTAAAGCTTTTGCTAATGCTTCTTGATCTCCCATCAAAGCAGCAGCTCTTGCTTTTTCGTTGTTAATCTCTTTTCCTGATAGTAGTTCTGCTTCTAATTCTGCTGCAATAGATTCTTCGAAGTTTAACATGTTCTTTCCTGCAGCTGCAATTTCTTCTATACTACTCCCTAACTTTTTAGCTTCTATACTTGCTTGAGCTAAACTCTTACCTTGTCCTTGAATTAAAGCTTTTGTAGCATTACTTGTTTTCGATATATCCTTGGTTATCGCTTTATAATCAATTCCTAACTTATTTCTCTTATTTGAAAGTATAACTTCTCCTGTTATGCTTTCAACCATTTCGGTATAATCTTGGTTTGTACCTGCTGCGTATATTGCTAATGAATTAGCCTCTTCGCTAGACATCCCTAGATACTTAGTTTGAGTTGCTAATGTTTTAGCGGTTTCTCGAGAGATTACTGCAGATGTACCTAAAGCGTTTGAAAAACCTACTACAGAATCTGTTAAATCCTTCCCTGTAAGTCCTTGAATAGATCTTGCTGCCTTATTCATAGACATAACCATTCTATCACTTTCTTCCCTGCTTACATTTAGGTTTCTCCCTATCGCTACGGTTCTTTCATCAAAATCCTTTAATCCAGATACTATTTTACCTATCGTAAATGCAGCTATAAATTTAGTAAAGACTCCTCCTAATTGCTTAGCACCGGCTGCAAATCCGTTTTTACCTTCTGCAGCTGCGTTTCTAGCAGCATCTGAAGCTTTTTGAAATTCTCCAAAAACTTTGCTTAGTACTGGAACATCTTTTACAAGGTCTGATAGGTTATCAAAAAATTTAGACTGTTTACTTATTTCTTCAAATGTCTTCTTTAAATCTTCTGCATGATCTACACTTGCTTCTATTGTCTTATCTACTTCTTTAAGTCCGTCAATAGCTTTCTTTATATAATCTGCTTCTTTACCTTTTGCATTAACAAGTTTATCTTGTAAAACTCCTATTTTAGATTGTATCCTGGATTGCTCTTGTTGTAGTTTTGATAAGTCTTTTAGGAACTTTACTTCCTCTTTTCTATCTTTTAACTGATCTGCAGTATACCCTGATAGCTTATTTCCTAAACTTAATGCCTCTCTGAAGCTCTCTGTATAGTTTTTTGCCGAGTCTCCGGTAAATCTTTCTGCTGCTCTAGCATTATCTCCTAATGCTTTTGCGAGATCGTTTAATACCGAAACTAACTCTGCTGATGCTTTGTTAAATTCCTGTAATTCTTGAGTGCTGCTTGTAATAGTCTTTTTTGCCATTTTCTAACAATAGTGTTTAGTATAAATAGAAAAAGATATCACTTCTGTGATACCTTTGTCTGATATGTGGGTTTTATGTGTTTATTTTCATTTCTTAGGAGTTCTGCCATTTGTTTTCCCTGTTCTACAGCATTCTGTGTAGTATCTTTGCTATTAGTCTCTTCATAAGCTTCTACAATCTTATTGTATATAAATCTCCTTGTAGATATGGGTAAATTATAAACATCAAACCATGTGTACCCTCCTTTTCCGTAGAACACTATTTCGTGTAACTGTGTAAAGAGCTTTAACCTATACTCCGGCGTCAGGCCAAAAAAAGCTAATCCCTACAGGTAGATCGACGTCCTCCTCTTCGCCTTCACTATTTGTTACAGATACTTTCATATTTAAGTCTGGAGATATTTCTGAATAATATTTTCTAAAGGCTCTAATGTCTATTGCTAAGAAGTACTGATTTACAAACTCTCTAATATCTTTTCTTTCTATACTTCCGTTAACAGATGTTATTAAGTGTGCAAGTCTTACAGTGACTTCGTTTTTACTATCTTTATTCAACTTCTGTAAACCTTTTATTTCTTGATCTATCTTACCTTCATCATTATGGGAAAGAATCTTAAATGTTATTTGATTACCTGTGTTTGGTAGTGTAAATTCAAACTCATTTTTTGTAGCTTTTTCAAAATCTGGATGTAACGGTTTAGGTTGAATTGAGGATAGGTCTATTGATTGTGGTACTTTATCGTACTCGAAATCATAACTAGCACCGTAGGAGAGTATCCTAGCAGCTATCATAATTGCATTCTTATCTCCTACTAGTAACTCTCCGTAATCAATAGGAGTTACAATTAAAGACTGTAAAAGTTTATCTATTACAGTTCCTTGTTTAATGTAATTTGTATTTGTAATGATATCCTCTTCGCGAGCTGTCATATACTTCATCTCGATTTTCCCTGATGCTAGGGGAGAATCTTTGGCATATAGTAATCCTTTTGAAGGAAGTTCTACTGTTTCAGTAGGGAGTTTAAATTTTTGTTCCATAAATTTTATTTGTTAGTAACTATTTCTATATATAAATATACGAATAAAACTTTTTTAAAACAACAAAGCCTACTTTCCTTTATAGATTTTCCAGCCTCTTTCTGCGATACCCTCTTTGTGCCTTAGTCTACATTGTAGTGTTGAGTAAGCTATTCCTGTAAGTTTTGAAAGTTCTGGGTAGCTACCTGCTGTATGTTTCTGTCCTGATTCAAAGATGACTGTGTAAGGTCCTTTTGCAGCTTTTGCCTGTAAACCTGTTTTTCCTGTTTGATCCTGCCTCCTTGCTTGGGCCACTCTCTGTCTACCCTCTTCACTCATATCAGATTTCATTCCTTTATAAACTCTTGAGGAATTGTTTGTATTTCCTTTCTGAGCTGTTCCTATGTTCTTTTTGTGTTCTTCTGTTTTTTTTCTCTTCCACAGGTCCTGTAAAATTCTTCTAGCGTCTCCATACTGCTCTTCTGTTAGTTGCCTTTTTCCATCATAAGAAATTCTATGAAAAGCCCATAGCATTTTTCTACTATAGATTGAATGCCCTTTCCAATACTCTGCTAATATCTTATGAACTGTATAATGTTCTTCAGGAGTTAACAATACTGTGGTTGATTTTTTACCAAAGCTTTTCGGAATAATGTGGTGTGCTTCATAATATATTCCTGCTTCCTTTTCTCTGTCCTCTACTATAGCTTGTCTAATAATCTTAAAATACTGTTCCATAAAAAATGCCTATTTACTTTATTATAAATAGACATAAATTATGTAAACCAATAATTCAGTATACGGTATTTAGTAGTTGAGGACGCAAAAATCCATTGCTACTGAAATTCCTATCTCTACT